ATGGAAGGTGTTGAGTGGGTTTGGGATAACGGTATTCTAAAGGCACAGCGTCTTGAAGAAATAAAGAAAACTATTCAAAAGACTTCTAGTCGCAATCTCGAAGAACAGAAGATTAAAGTGTTTGCAGATTTCCTTCGCTCACTGTAAGAATTTAAAATATAAATACTAAAAGAACATTTAAGGAGTTATAAATGGCAACAAGAAAACAATTAGACGAACTTCATGGAACAGTAGGTGGTGGCGCCACTGGGGTTTCTATGGTTCCCGATGCTACTACAAAGAAAACAACACTGCCTAATTCTAAAAACCAAGGCGACATGAATCCTCAGTCAGTAGCTGGTGATCAGGAAGAAACTGATCCACAAAACAACACAGCTCCTACAGGGGATATGTCTGCTCAGAATAAAGCAACAATTGCAATGAAGGGCGCAGCAATGAAAGAACACATCGACGCTATGTTTAATGGTGAAGATCTATCAGAAGACTTTAAAGAGAAAGCTTCAACTATTTTTGAAGCCGCTATTCAAGCTCGTCTTTCTGAAGAAATCGCTGAACTAGAAGAACAATATTCTTCAAAGCTAGAAGAAGCTCTTGATGAAGTTTCTGCTGAAATGACATCTAAGTTAGATGACTACTTGGACTACTGTGTTGAGCAGTGGATGAAAGAGAACGAAGTAGCTATTGAACATTCACTAAGAACAGAGATTACAGAAGAATTCATGGACGGCATGAAGAGATTGTTTGCAGAAAACTATATTGAAATTCCAGAAGACAAGTTGAATGTATTAGAAGAGCTTACAGCAACAGTTGAGCAATTAGAAGATAAACTTAATGCTCAAATCAATGAGAACATTGAGTTGTCAAAATCTATCAGCGAATACTCAAAGCATGAAATCTTTGATGAAGTTGCAGAAGGTCTAGTTATGACACAAGTTGAGAAACTTCGTCAGCTAGCAGAGGGTATTGATTTTGACGGAACAGATAACTATAAGAGAAAGTTGGTTCTTGTTAAAGAAAACTATTTTCCAGCAAAACCAGCAGCTCAAGACATGAGAGAAGAAGAAGAAGCGATTGGTAATAACGATCTAAACGAGGAATCACGAGTTTCTTTCCATGATCCTTCCATGAAACGTTATTTTAATTCAATCGCGCGTACTTCAAAAGTATAAATAAAATCATATTAACCCTCTAAGGAGAACCAAATGAACTTACAAGAAGACATCCAAAGAAAGTGGGAGCCAATCCTGGCTCACCCTGATTTGTCCCCTATCAAAGATATACATCGTAGAAGTGTAACAGCTGTTGTTCTAGAGAATACAGAAAAAGCTCTTCGCGAAGCGAATCAATATGTTCCGCAAACATTGACAGAAGCAGCTCCAGCAAACCAAACAGGTGGTGACATTGATACATTCGATCCAGTTTTAATCAGCTTGGTTCGTCGTGCAATGCCTAACTTGATTGCTTATGACATCTGCGGTGTTCAGCCAATGACAGGCCCAACAGGCTTGATCTTTGCAATGCGTTCTAAGTACAGCAACAGCTCTAACAGTGGTGTTGAAAACTTCTACGGCGAAGTTAACACATCATTCGCTTCTGTTGTTACAGGTGCTAACACACTTGGTCAGAAGATGGTTGGTACATTCCCAGGTAACACAACAACTGCTACAGCTAACTTGGCTGAAACAGGCATCTATAACTTCGGTTCTGGAATGTCTACTGCACAAGCAGAAGCACTTGGTTCTTCTGGCAACGTAGCATTTGCTGAAATGGCATTCTCTATCGAGAAAGTTACTGTTACAGCTAAGTCACGTGCTTTGAAAGCTGAATACTCAATGGAACTTGCACAAGACTTGAAAGCAATCCATGGTCTTGACGCAGAAACAGAATTGTCTAACATTCTATCCGCTGAGATTCTTGCTGAGATCAACCGTGAAGTTGTTCGTACAATCAATGTAACTGCCACACGTGGTGCTACAGAGAACACAACAACAGTTGGTCGTTTCGACTTGGATACAGACTCTAACGGTCGTTGGTCTGTTGAGAAGTTCAAAGGTTTGATGTTCCAAGTTGAACGTGAAGCTAATCAAATTGCTAAGGCAACAAGACGTGGTAAGGGTAACATCAT